ACAAGGCAAAAAAGACTATTTATATTGACGGTGTGGCTGCGTCAATCGCCTCTGTTATTGCGATGTCAGGGGATAAAGTCATCATGCCGGATAATGCACTCATGATGATTCACGACCCTCATGCCCTTGCTATGGGAGATGCAGCAACGATGAAAAAAATGGCAGAAACTCTTGATAAAACAGCGGAGAGTCTTGTTTCTATTTATAAAAATAAATGCGGAAAAACTGAAAACGAAATCAGAGAGAAGATGAAGGCAGAGACATGGTTCTCCGCTCATGAGGCAATAGAATTTGGCTTCTGTGATGAGGTCACAGAGGCAATGAAAATGGCGGCACACTTCGATTATTCGAAGTTTTTTAATACGCCCAAAATGCTTCTTAATCATGCAGAGACTAAAGCAGGAGCGATGCACAATGCCGGGGACGGCGTTCTGCATAATGACGGCGGGAACTGTCAGGCGAATGCAAATAAGGAAACTGCAAGAATAGAAGTTATAACCAATAAGGAGGCAGTCATGAACAAATGTCCACATTGCGGCACAGAGCTGGCAGCAGGTGTTACCTGTAAATGCCAGACAATCAGCGCAAACGCCAGAAAAGAGCGTGATACGGAAATAAACGAGATTTTGGCAATCGCATCAAAGCATAATGCGATAGACCTTGCACAGAAGTATATCAGCGAGGGAAAGAGCAAGGCAGAGTTTGTAGAGGCTGTCCTTATAAGTAATTTCAATGCGAAACCGATAGAAAACCTTAATCCCATGATTGGCATGAGCAATAAGGAGAAGAAGAATTATAGTCTTCTCAATGCAATCAGGGGAATGTGGCTTATGCGAGAAGTCGGTAAGCCGTTTGATGGTCTCGAAAAAGAGGCATCGGATGTAGTGGCGAAGATTGTAGGCAGAAAACCAAACGGCTTTTTCATTCCCGAAGACATCTTTAATCCGAGGGCAGTAATGCAGACGGGCGATGGAACTAAGGGCGGTTTCACTGTAGGGACAGATGTCCTCGGCGGCGAGATGATAGAACTGCTCAGGAATAAGACGCTCATTGCAAAACTCGGGGCAAGACAGTTAAGCGGATTGGTGGGTAATGTAGCAATCCCTCGTGTTACCGGTGGCGCAATTGCATACTGGCTGCCGGAGACAGGCGAAGTAACGGCATCGGAGCAAGCATTCGGACAGTTAGGATTAACACCTCACAGGCTCGTTGGAGACACAGCATTCACAAAAGAGTTGCTGATGCAGTCGTCAATTCCTGTTGAGGCATTCATCAGGGATGATTTGATGAGGGTTTTGGCGATTGCCCTTGACCTTGCGGCAATAAACGGCTCAGGTTCAAATGGTCAGCCGACCGGCATTCTTAATGTTACAGGCATCGGCGGTGTAACATTCGGCGCTGCGGCAACATGGGCAAAGATTGTGGATTTTGAGACACAGGTTGCAGATGCAAACGCCGATTTTGGCGCACTCGCATATATCACTACGCCAAGCGTCAGAGGGAAATGGAAGACCGTAACAAAGATTGCCTCCTCGCAATACAGCGATTTCCTCTGGGGTAAAGGCGATGGAGAATTCGGGGAAGTGAATGGCTATAAGGCTGCCGCAACAAAGCAGATTCCAAGCAATAAGGTTTTATATGGGAATCTTGCAGATTTAATTCTGGCATCATGGGCAGGATTAGATGTGGTTGTTGACCCTTACTCTTTAAAAAAGAGCGGGCAAATAGAAATAACAATCACGCAGTGGGCGGATGTGGCTGTGAGACACGCAGGTAGTTTCTGCGCATCTTCAGACAGCGGAGCCCAGTAGCAGTAGATAGCAGGCAGCAGGCAGTAGGCAATGAATAAATTGTCAACTGCCGACTGCTATAAAAATAAGGAGACAATATGAAGATGATTAAAATTATTCAGAACACCTTTATTGCAGGCAAATTAATATCCGCCTCGGAAAATCCTATAGAGTTGGAAGACTCTGAAGCAAGGGTGTTGGTTGATAATTCTAAGGCTGAATATTATAAGGCAAAGCTGTCTGCAACACCTGCACAGGCAGAAGCAGCAGGAAAGGAAGATGTTGCTGAAACTAAAAAAGCCGTCCCCGGCAGAAAGGAGAAAAAATCATGAAGATGATTAATTGTAACGATGAATTAAGTCTTGAAGAATTGGCAGTATCGGGTGCGAGGACATCAACACTTACAGGCACAGCGGTGGACATCTCACAATATCAGGGTGAGTTGAAGGTTGTTCTCGATTCAGCGGCAGGCACAGGCACAAGCCCGACGCTTGATGGAAAAATCCAGACAGGCGACCAGTCAGATGGTTCAGATGCTGCGGATGTATCGGGTGCAGTATTTACACAGGTTGGTGCTGCTGTATCAAAGCAGTCAATAGGTGTTGATACGAGAGCCTGCAAGAAATATATCAGGTTTGTCGGCACAATCGCAGGCACAACACCCAGCTTTAATTTTGCCGTGATTGCAGTAGGTCAGAAACAAGTGATATAGGAGATGTGAGATGCCTTTTACGAGTTTAGAAATAGATGCTATTTTTGACCCCGTCCTGACGGTGGATGCCACCTATACACCGCAGGGCGGGCAGGCATCTGCTATCAAGGTTATATTTGGTAATGATTTTAAAGTTGTTGATTTGTCAACAGGGATTGAATCGGCGGCACCGGCAGTGACTTGTAAGTCTTCAGATGTGGCGAGTGTGAAGCATAACGATACATTTGTTATAAATTCTGTAACCTATTATGTATCAGGCATCCAGCAAGACGGGACAGGAATCACGATATTAATTTTATCAAAGGATATGGTGTGATGAACAACCCCCTGAATCCCCCTTTGATAAGGGGGACTAATTAAATGGCGAATACAAAACGACAGCAGATAATGGATGCAGTCCGGACACGGTTGCAGGGCATTACTGTTGCAAATGGATATGACTTCAATCTCGGCAGTCATGTTTTTGAATGGCGGACAACAACTCTCAATGATAATGAAATACCGGGGATTGTATTCAGGGATGTCCAGAATGTCAAGATAGAAGGCGGGCCAGTTGCATATTTCCGATGGGGTCTGAATATAGAAATAGATATTATCACACAAGGCGGAACTTCAATCGCGGATATAAGAAAGATGCTTGGTGACGTTTATAAGGCAATCGGGACAGATGTTCGCTGGGGAGGGCTGGCAATATTAACAGAGCAGCCGAATAATGATGAAATTCAATCTGAACAGCAGGAGAGGAAAATCACAGGGGTATCAATAAGGCTCCAGATTATTTATGATTCTCCACTTTGGGAGGCATAATGGAAAAGGAAGAAATCATTATTGCAGTTCAAGAGGCGATTACAAAAGAGTTAGGGCAATACAAAGTTAATAAAGAAATTCATTATCTGGATCACCTTTGGATTAAAGAGATGAGGGAGTGGATGGATTCAATCAAAAGTGAATTCTGGAAGACAGTAGTCAGAACAATTATAAGAACGATTATAATTTTTATGCTCATAGGATTTGGAATTTGGGGAATTAAAAATTTAAAATGAGAGAGATTAAAAAAGTAATTATACATTGCAGTGATTCGGAATTCGGAGATACTGCATTGATTGACAGATGGCATAAAGAGCGTGGATGGACAGGCATCGGGTATCATTATGTAATCCTGAATGGCTGTAGAAAGGCAAGTGCTGCAGGATTTCAGCCATACAAAAAAGAGGATGACGGATTGATTGAGTCTGGAAGACCTGTTGAAGAAATAGGGGCTCATTGTGAGGGGGAGAATCATGACAGTATAGGCATCTGTCTGATAGGCAGAGAACATTACTCAGCGAAACAATTATATGTTTCACTGCCTAATCTTTTGAGGGATATATTTTTCGGGCATGGGATTGTATCGGGGCAGGTATTTGGACATTATGAATTTAACCCGCAAAAGACCTGCCCGAATATTGATATGGCGATTTTAAAAGAATATATTAATAAAATTTTTAACAAATAAAGGAGGTGAAACTAAGAGGTAAAAGATTAACTTATGCCGATATTATTTTTAAAAGATAATAATTTAATATGGAGTTCTCACCAGTGTCCACATTGTAAGAATGATATTTTAATTTCATCGGATGTATGGAAGCACGAAAATAAATTATGCACATCTGGAAAGGAGGTGAAACTAAATGGAAATAATGGCGGTTGTAAAATTGATACTTGTAGTTTTGTCAGTAGTGGAAATGGTAAAGAGGTTCATTCCCGATAAGAAACGCACTTATGTTAATCCTGTATTAGCAGTTGTAACAGGAATTATGGGTGCTTACTACATGGGCGGGAATCAAGAGGTATTAAATCTCCTATACACGGGATTATTGGCAGGAATTATGGGTGCTTACTACATGGGCGGGAATCAAGAGGTATTAAATCTCCTATACACGGGATTATTGGCAGGTGCTGGGGCAATGGGGACATATAAAATACCAAAAGAAATAGCTTCTAAATTGGGGATAGATTAATAAAGGGAACAGAGGCGGGGGAAACTCCGCCTCCAGAGGGAATATGTATGAAAAGCATTTGAAAAGCATTTGAAAAGCATTGAGGTAATAACTATATGAATATAACGATTAAAATAGATGGGTTTTGTGTAAGTGGTGGACATATTTATATGACTGTTACAAAAGATGGCACTGTATCAAAACAAATAACTATTCATAAATCTGATTTTCAGATTGTTAAAGACGAATGGGAAGAT